TACCAAGGCGGTTACGCATCTATCCACGAGGTTATGCCTTATCTTACAAATGAAGACCGCGAGTTTATTTTGTCAGGTATGGTACCTTCTGAATGGAAAGAAGCATGTGCTGAAATTAACGCAATCGTGGAAGACACATTCGCATGATAGTTTTATTTAATGGTCCTCCTCAGTCAGGTAAAGATGCTGCAGCCGACTACTTTAAAGCAAAAGGTTGGAAACATCTTTCGTTTAAATACCAATTATATAAAGAAACAGCAAAATACTTTGGTGTTGATTATGAATGGTTTATGGAACGTTATGATGATCGTAGTGTAAAAGAAGTTCCACATATGGATCTTGGTCATATGTCTTGTCGTGAAGCAATGATATATGTATCAGAAGAAATAGTAAAACCTAAACGTGGTTTGGATTACTTTGGTAATCAAGTTGCCAATGAAATTGATTTAAACAAAAATTATGCAATTTCTGATGGAGGTTTTGTTGATGAACTTATACCGATTATAAATAAAATTGGAGATAACAATTTCGTACTTGTCCAACTTACACGAGATGGCTGTGACTATTCTACTGACTCTCGGAGATATTTTGATGGCGATGTTCAACAGGAATACATAAATTCCCATCGTACAGAAATAAACAAAAAGTATGTGTTACCTCATAAGTTTAATGTAAAGACTTACAGAGTTCACAATAATTCTACTATTGAATCATTTTATTCAGTATTAGAACAAATACATAAGAAAGAGTTTTATGGAAAAGGATCGCAAAGCAGAGCAGCCTAAAGCGGCAACCAAACCAATATTTTATGAAAACCCCTACGATATAGAAACATTTTATGAAGGCATGAATATAGCAATAGAACATGGAAAAGAATTTCAGTATATTGATAGATTTATCACTCATATGAGAATAGATCCATTACAAGACGTAGCTGATATATCGTTTAAGGTTTTAAACCAAGATTTAAAATTATTAGAATACATTGACTAATTATAAATACAACTGTTGAGAATGAAAAGGAATACATTATGGAAATCAACAAAGAACAAACAATAGCGCAATTGGTCGCAGGACCATGTAACGTAGTCTTTACAAAGAAAAACGGTGATAAACGCGAAATGCGTTGTACACTAGAAGCTTCAATGCTTCCTCCTCAACTTCCACTTGAAGAAGGCCAGGAAAAACAAACACGTAAAGTTAACCCAGATGTTTTAGCAGTCTTTGATCTTGAAGCACAAGGCTGGCGTTCATTCCGATGGGATAGCTTACAATCAATCAATACATAATTTGGAGCTTAATAAATGAGTATGATTCATAAAGGTCATATAGTCGAGTCAGAACTGTCTAAAAACTCAAAAGGTGGAACTGAAATGATGCGCAAACGCGTACTCGATAACGTTGATTCTAACTTACTATCAAATGTGGCAATTCACTTCTCTCGTCCAAGAGAGATACCAGTAGATGTAAAGAACATCATGTATTGCCACGATCTTGCTGAAGATCCAGAAAACGCTATACTAGCAGATGGTGGTTGGAAGAAATTCCATCATTTTGTTTTTGTATCACAATGGCAGCGTGACCAATATATTACGTACTTTAAAATTCCGTATTCTATGTGTACAGTGATTCCAAACGCGGTAGAGAAAGAATTCCTGGCGCCAGAGGACATGAGTCATACAGGTAAAGTACGATTTATCTACCACACAACTCCACATCGTGGATTGGAATTACTATATCCAATCTTTGATGAACTAAGTAAACATCACGACAATATCCATCTCGATGTCTATTCATCATTTGCTATATATGGCTGGGCACAAAGAGATGATCCATACGTTGAGTTGTTTACAGAAATTCATAACCATCCAAACATGACGTATCATGGATCAGTTCCAAATGCTCAAATTATTAAAGCGTTGGAAACTGCAGATGTATTCTTATATCCAAACATTTGGAAAGAAACGTCGTGTATTGCTCTTATTGAAGCAATTAAATGTGGTGTGTTATGTATCCATCCAAACTATGGTGCTTTAACAGAAGTATCTGGTGGTCAAACATTAACGTATGATTACAGTGAGGATAATAACTCAAATGCAAACGCAGCATATAGCATTGCTGACCAAGTATTAAATACACAAAAGGAAGATAATCAATTCCTTAAGCGATTTACTACAACAGATAGAGCATTCTTATCCAAAAACAGTATTCCTATTTTTGCTAATAGTTGGAATAAACTATTGAAAGAACTAAATGGCTGATATTATAGAATTTCCAAAAGACAAACAAAATGGTCCACCGCAATCCCAAGAAGAAGTCGCTGAAAAGTTGCTTGAATTTAAATTGGGACATGCGGACCAGATTGCAGAAGCACTTTGGCAATATGTATTAACAGAGCTCATTAGAGCTGGATGTATCTTTACCTCAGAAGGACCTGCAGAGACAAATAAACATTTCCCTGCAATGGTTTTAGTACTAGAGGCAATTAAATCACTTCACCTGTCAACATACGGGATACATCACCCTTTACAAGACTTCGCTGGAGATTCAATTAATATTGATGATTATAGGGAAGAACAAGAAATAACAGTTGACATTGACGAAGATATAGATTAAAATAGATCTATAAATTAAATTATAACAGAGAATCAAAATGGCTATATTAGTAGACTATAATCAGGTTATCTTAGCCTCGCTGTTCGCGAGTATTGGTAACCACCACAATATCGACATTGACGAGAATATTATTCGTCATATGTTTTTAAATTCAATACGACATAACCGTAAAAAGTTTCACAAAGACTTTGGTGAAATCGTAATTTGCGCTGATGGTAAAAATACATGGCGCAGAGAAGCATATCCTTATTATAAGGGTAATCGTAAAAAATCTCGTGATGAGTCTGATTTAGATTGGAATCATTTATTTGGTATTATGAATACCATTCGCGATGAGCTCAGAGAGCACTTCCCATATAAAGTAATTCATATTGACCATTGTGAAGCCGATGATGTTATCGGTACTATTATTCACGACCATGGAACTGAATTAAATATGGGTTCAGAACAATTCCTAGTTTTATCAGCTGATAAAGATTTCATTCAGCTTCAAACATACGCCAATGTTCAACAATTTGATCCAATTCGTAAACGATGGATTAAGAACGATAATCCATCTATGTACCTTGAAGAACATATTTTAAGAGGTGATACTGGCGATGGCGTACCAAATATCTTGTCACCAGACAATTGTTTAGCAATTGGTCAACGACAAAAACCAATGACTCAAAAACGTCTTGCTCAATTTAAAGGTAATCCAGAAGAAATGGATGAGGAAACTCTACGTCGTTTTCATAGAAACAAAATGATGATTGACCTTACCCAAATTCCTCAAAAATACCAAGAGCAAATTCGTTCTGAGTTTAACCAAGAAAAAGACGTTGGACGTTCTCAATTGTTTAACTTCTTTATTCAGAAAAAACTTAAAAACTTAGTCACAGATATACAGGATTTCTAATGGCAGTACATAGATCAATTTCAGAAATAATTAACCATTGCTCTACAATTAAAAGTAAGAGTGAAAAGGTCGCATGGTTACATGAGAACACTTCTCAGCCACTGCAGGTTGTGTTAAAGAATATATATGATAGTAGGGTTGAATTTTTAGTACCTGATACACCTCCACCTTGGACTCCTAATGAGTTTGAGGATGAGGCAAAATCGTTACTATTTAGAGAAGCTCGTCGACTTAATATTTTTATCAAAGGCGGAGGATACGATAACTTAAAACAAATGAAGCGTGAGCAACTATTCATTAGTTTACTTGAGGATGTGGATAATGATGATGCCAAACTATTGGCTAATCACATGATTTCTCATACTCCAATAAAAGGTTTAACTAAAGCAGTAGTAAATGAAGCATTTCCAAATTTAATAGAAGAATAGGTCTATGGCAAAAACATTTAAAAAATTTCGCGAAGATTACGACGAATGGGACGAGGTAGGCGATGATGATGTATCGTTGAAAGAGCAACGCCTTAAAAATCGCAGAGATCGTAAGCGAAATAAAAGGGAAGAAAAAAATAAAACTTTTGATGAAAAAGTTGAAATTAAACGAAAATAACTATTGACATTTGATGTCGAATCGGTTATATTGATTCTATAAGGTAAAACAAAAGGAATCAATACTATGGGTACTTCATCAATGATCGGTTATATTAAAGAAGACGGCACGGTAGCTGCTACATATTGTCACTATGATGGTTATGTAGAGTATAACGGTCGTCTTCTTTTAGATTCATATAACACACCAGAAAGAGCAAAAGAAGTTGCTAAAACTGGTTACCTTTCTGGTCTAAAAGAAGACTTGGAAGTTTCTAAATCAGAATCTGTTCACAAAGAAGAACCTTCTGTATTTAATACACCAAAAACATTTATTGACGATGGCGACACAACACACGGTGCTCAATACCTTTACCTTTATGATGGTGAAGACTGGTTAATTACATCAACTGAAAACTTAGAAAATCGTAAATGGTCATTAGTTGAAGATAATTTGAATTAAAATCAAATTAGCTATTGACATTACCAATAGAATCAGTTATAATGTATATATCAAATGAAAACAAATAGGAATAATAAAATGACAAAGACAATTACAAAATTCGACCAACCAACACTTCGCAATCTTCGTGTTGAAATGCAAGCATTGCTTGAGGCATATGGTGTTGAAACTAATTTGGAAATCACAGTAGGAAACATGAGTTTCTCAGATACTGAAGTCAATATTAAAGTCCAAGCAAAAGTAAAAGGTGCAGTTTCACGAGCTGACCGAATTCTTCAAATGGAAGCTGATCGTCTTGGTCTAAAAATGAAAAATGACGCAGGTGATAAACTTGTAGAGTATAAAACACGTGCTCAAAAATACTCATTCGTATATGAGTCTCGTGGAAATTTGTATAAGACTGATGAGCGTGGTATCGTAGCTAGGTTTGCAGCATAAGAAGAAAGAATATAATATGAAATTAAACGAAAAATTAATACTTGTAGATTGTGATGGGGTATTGCTTGATTGGCAATACTCTTTCTATAAATGGATGGCTGAACGAGGTTATACTCCAGTCACTGATGGTGTTTATGACATGGGTAAAGTGTTTGACATGTCATACGATGAAGCCAAACAAATGTGTGAATACTTTAATTGTTCAGCAGCAATTGGTTGGTTAACTCCATTCAGAGATGCCGTGAAATACGTACGTAAGTTACATGAAGACCATGGCTTTGTATTCCATTGTATTACATCGTTGTCGACAGATAAATACGCTGGTAAACTACGAACTAAAAACCTCGAAGCAATCTTCGGTAAAAAAGTTTTTGAGGAAGTAATTTGCTTAGAATGTGGAGGTGACAAAGACGAAGCTTTAGAACCATACCGTGATAGCGGATGTTTTTGGGTCGAGGATAAGGAACAAAATGCCGATCTTGGTCTAAAATTAGGTTTAAACTCTGTCTTAATCCAACACGAACATAATAAAGATTATCGCGGAAATGCAATTAAAGTTGCAAATTGGCGCGAAATCTATGAACTGATATTATAAATATAACCATGGAAGGAAGTTTAATTGCCCAGTTATACTTTTAAGAATATTGAAACAGATGAAATTTTTGACTCGATCATGTCAATGGCCGAGAGGGAAACTTTCCTTACAGACAACCCTAACATAACACAATTAGTTGGAAGGCCACCGTCAATCGGTGACCCGTACCGTCTTGGTTTGAAAAAACCTGACGACGGATTTCGTGATGTACTAAGAAATGTTCAACATCATCACAAAAAGGATAACATCAATACTTGGTAGTATCCACTAGGAGGTTTCATGGCAAAACAGCGCAAATTATCCCGCAAGGAAAAACGCAGAATGGAAAGAGATCAGGTTCACATGATGGGTATTTTAAACACTAAGTTTTCAATACGCAAAATAAAACCACTCACGCCCTCACAGGCAGATTTATTCGAGTCGTATAACGAAGGATATAATTTAGCAGCCATCGGAACAGCAGGTACAGGAAAAACAATGTGTGCTACATACTTGGCACTCAATGATGTACTACAGAAAGGAGAGTATGAAAAAGTCGTCATAATACGATCTGCAGTTCAGACTAGAGAGCAGGGCTTTATGCCAGGCACTCAGGCACAGAAAGAAGCGGTATTTGAAGCACCATATACCGATATCGTAAACGATCTATTCGATAGAAAAGATGCATATAATCTAATGAAATCAAAAGGAATGATTGAGTTTAAAACTTCATCATTTGTCAGAGGATTAACCTTTGATAACGCAATCATAATCGTAGATGAATGTCAGTCAATGACTTATCACGAGCTTGATAGTATTATTACAAGGGTAGGACAATCATCAAAAATTATATTTTGTGGAGACACGAAACAAGATGATTTAGCAACAAACAGAAATCGAGCTGACATTACAGGACTACACGATTTCCTTAAAGTCTTATATGCAATACCGTCTTTTGACGTCGTAAGATTTGGGATTAATGACATTGTTCGCTCCGGATTAGTAAAGGAGTACATTATGGCGAAAGAACAAATACTCGAGGATGTGGCATAAATACATATAAATAAACTAAATAGAATGCCTTGGATTAGTTCTGGGCATTTTTAGTAAAGGGAACAACATGCCAGAAGTTTCAACAACTGCACACAGACATATCGGTCATGCATCACCAACTGAGAATCCGCATCATCGTACATATTATAAAGCATCACAAACAAATGTGAAGGCAGAAGGTTTTGATGTTATTAGGGCTGGCGATGCCGCCGCCTGTGGAGATCCAGTTGTTGGCGTATCTACTAAAGTATTTGTCGGTGGTAAAGGTGTTCATCGTAAAGGTGACGCTACTGGAGGTCATGGATCTTGGCCTGCAAATGCATCATCAGAAGGATCAAGTAAGGTAAACGCAGGTGGCTAATCCAGACTATGCTACACTGTTACCGTTAATTGCGGCTGAAACAGATCCAGTAATTAAGCAACAATTAATAGACCAATGTTACCAGTTTTTTGTTCCACTTACTGATGCTGAAAGAGAATTATTTGAATATTCAAGCTTTGATTATGTAGAAGATAACCCAGGATATGTAAACGCAAACGCCTCTTTACCATATGTTACAGTAGGTTACGTAGCAAACGGATATATTACTAGTACAGAACTGGCTGCAGCTGAACCATATGTTATTGAGAATTATGTGATAGAAGGTTATATAAATATAGAAAACGGAATTGGTGTAACTAATGAAAGCGGCTGGTCTGCTTACGTTGGTGTATACTATAATGAAAACGGGGAAACGACATAATGGCAATTACTAAACGCGGCGAAAAGGGTAGTGCTTTAACATACGACGAAATGGATGATAACTTTGATGCTATCACGCCACAGACAAGTCCAACTGGAGCAGTAAAAATCCCCGCCGGTACAACAGGCCAGAGACCAACTGGTGAAGCAGGCCATTTACGATTTAACACAGCATCACAGCAATTTGAAGGATTTCAAGGAACTACTTGGTCAAGCATTGGTGGTGCTGGAGGCGGTGGCGGTGGAAGCCCAGGCGCACAAGGTATTCAAGGTACTGATGGTAATGCTGGTCCAACAGGTGGTCCTGGCGTTCAAGGTTCAACCGGTGATCCAGGACTTATAGGTAATCCAGGTCCACAAGGTACGTCTGGTACAGTCGGTGATGAAGGACAACAAGGTGACCCAGGTATCCAAGGTCCAGCTGGTTCTGTTCAAGGTTTACAAGGTACTATCGGTTCTCAAGGTACAACTGGTTTAGGAATTCAAGGTTCAACCGGTACAGGCGCTGATGGAGACGAAGGTGCTCAAGGTATCCAAGGGGCAGCCGGTTCCACTCAAGGTGTGCAGGGTTTAAGAGGA